GTAGATGCAATTTGAATGATGCCTTTTGGCTTCTTTGAAAGCCCACCAAATCGCTTCACGACAATATCTATAGCTATCATTTTGAACACCCTCGTATCCTCTACTCAAAATGAAGTGACCTATTTCATTTGCTTCTTCTTCTGAATAGCATATTGTGAATATATTATTCATCCTTTCTTTGCTTTACTTGTTCAACCAAAAACTTCTTAAAATCATTCTTGTACTGGCTGTGAATGATTTTATACTGATGGAATAGGTTAGGCAATTGTTTGTAACCTTTGCTATACAAGAATTTGGCTACTAATTCAATCTTTTCACGGTTACTGAAACCTCTGTCCTTACACATGTTAGTTATACAAACATTCGCCTTGCAGGTAGGCTTCTTTTCAACCGGTGGCATGTATTCATGTCTGTCATAAGCGTGCGTTCTTGGATAACCAACCGCTTCACCTAAATACTCACCGGTGATAAAATCAAATTCACCACTAATTAAACTATCTGCTATTTCACCCATAATAATCAATATTTAATGTTTCACATTCAATCTTTCTTCACTCGTATAAGCCACGACAATCCCGGTTTCATCATGCCGTATCGTGACATACTTTTCGCCTCTTTCTATGGTAGAAAAGTCACACATAGAGCACAACCTACCTAATACTTTGCCCAATTGCTTCATCAGTGGGGCTTCAGGGCTGATAACTAAAACTAAATCTGCTTTCATAATCGTGTATATTGTGGTAGCTCGAAAGCTACCGGATTAGAACTCAACCAATATCAATCTTTCTAAAGAACCTGATGCTTTCACCCACATGTGATTGTTTTCAAAACCATAGTCAAAGAACAGCTTAAAGTAAGGGTATTGTACTATTAAAGAGTTCATACAGCCTCTTAACTCGTCTTCTGACATACAAGAAGTTATTTCATTGATTATTTGAACGAAAAGGTGTAAAACTTCTGGTTCATTATTCAATAACGGTTTTTCTATAACTGCTTTTAAAAATATATTTTCTTTCATATTCTTCTATATTGCGCAGGGCTTTCGCCCTGCTGGTTAAACTTATAATATTGTAATCTCTTTATTGCCTATCTCTGTATCTACATTCAGAACCTCGTACTTTTGAGCCTTGTAGTTATAAACGACTTCACAAGTATTGAAACCTCTACCATCTTCTCTTTGGTCATAAACAGTATTTATATGCTGATACATTTTATTGCCTAACATGAAGTTTATTTTACCTGATGTACAGAAGTAGAATGCTACTGCATACTTCAATGTTTTCTTTTCATCAACCTTCTTTATTGCCATGATCGTATATCGTTTTATTTGTTATTACTTCGTTTCTGATGATGCAAATGTAATGATTAGAATCATACATACAATAAATAAATATGTTATTTGTATGATTATTATCATATATTAACAAAAACAGCATAAGTATGATTATAATCTAAATACATTTTAATACAAATGACTATATTCAATCAAAGCAAGCTGATTTAATTTGTTTATTCGATTTTTACCCCTATATTTGCATCTGATTAAAATCATACACACATGGAAGTAAAGACAATAATCAAGCAGAAAGGCTTCACAATGGAAGCAGTTGCAAAAAAAATGGGTATAACAAGAGTTACACTTGCCCAAAACCTTAGTAGAAATCCAACAGTAGGAACATTACAGAAAATAGCAGATGTTATTGGATGCAAGGTTGGTGATTTCTTTGTTGATGATATGGATATAAAAGATGATACCAACACTATCATCTGTCCTCACTGCGGAGGTAAAATACATTTTGATGGAGAACCACGTATGCCGGAACATAAGAATATACGAGGGAAGGAATACTATAAATAAAGAAAGGAGAATAAAACATATGGGAAAAAGGATTTATGTCAATGGAGGAATCTTAATAACGACTCCATTTTTTGCATATAAGAATGCAGGGGCATCATACGATCTCCCTCCTGAAAATTCTGAAATTATAGAACCCAATACTATAACTGAAACAGGAGAGCCTTACCTTGAAATTAGCAATGAGCATCCCCAATCTATTTTTAATGAATATTACGCAAAAACATTCTTTACAACACAACATACATTTGCTTATTTTTTCCAAAAAGACTTTATCGGATCATATAATGATTTTAAGCAAAGAATTGATGAAATCCAAAGTGTAATTAACATCAAAGGATTGGACGAACAAAAACAAAATATCATCAATAAATTGTCATATATTAATATCATTACATCATTAGATACATTTATTTGTGACATTATTTTAACCAAAATAATCCAAGACGAAGAAAGTTTCAATAATTTTTTCAATTCAATTCCTCCATGCAAGAAAAAAGATGAAATGACCAAATTAAAAGAAGACAATCTTGTTGCCCAATGGGAGCAAAAGGTCATAGAATATGTAATGAGGACATCTTATAGTAACATTGATACTATAAAAGATATACTCAAAGAATTATTTAAAGTTTCTATAATCGACACAAATGGGAAAATGAAAAAACACTTCTATTATAGGAATTTATTAGCACATAGAAATGGTAGAAAAAAAGATGGAGGTTATATCAATATAACTAATGAAGAACTTAAATCCTTAATAACTGATACGCAATCCATCGCAAAACAAATCCAAACAAAAATTAAGCCGGATCACTAAACTCCGGCTCATTAATTGATTAGCCCTTTGAATTTTAACCGATTTACGATTTCGGTGTAAAGATACTCTATATCTCCACTAAAGTCCCCATAATTCTGATACAGAAACACGACATCAGCACAATTGTCGGAAATTGTACTTTTGGACTGAACACCCAATACCCTTGACATCTCCTCACGTAGCCCTGCAGTCATTTTTCCTCCGGCAAGTGAACTTGGGGAAAATAGGTACAGGATAATAAAGATGAATTTCTTTCTCTGGGTCACACTATCAATGTTTGGGGGACATCCTCTTTCATTCAGCAACTCAACGAAAATTTTGTAGATTTCATGGATAAGGCTTTTGTCTTTCAAAATCGGGGAAGTCAAGGTATTTTCTTCCTCTGAAAGTTCTGATTTCTCGATACGAATCTTTTTAAGACGAATTATTTTGTTAAAATCTAGTTTCATAACACGATTATTTTAAAAGTAAATAGTATATTTGCATCATAATCGTGTAAGGAAGAGCTGATTCATGGTCGTGCGTGGGTTGGCTCTTTTTCATTCTTCTTCATTCGTACTGACGAATGGTTTCTTTTCCAAATCATAGCAGGTGATATATACCCGTTTCCCATTGACATCACATAGAGCAAGGGCATATCCTCTCTCCAGTATTTTAACCGGCTGATTGTTGCAATAGACTATACTTCCAACCGGAACTCTTATAAAATGGCATACTATCATTTGATTATCTTTAGTTTGTTATACCAGCGTGAAGAAAAAAGGGAACCACCCGATTAAGAATGATTCCCCGAAAATGGTTACTTTATATAGTTTGCTCATGGATTTTTCTTTTTAAGTATTTCAACACATTTTTTTATCCCATCATCGAAACCCTGTTTATAGCATCTAGTATATTCCCCTATAGTATATATCGTCATTGACAGAAAAAATAGAAGGATACCTTGAATTATTAAATAGGATAGCTTTGGTGAATGTGAGGTAGAAAAATGACAATTCGTAAATGAAGATTGAATTTGAGAATATAAATTCTCACCCTCATCACTGTCCAAAAATTCTGTAGAGAAACCTTCAGGAACTTTCTTTTCCATAGCAAATAGTAAAGCGACCAACTCCAAAGTTGCGGTTTGAAGTCAAGTCGCCTATATAGTCCCTTAATGGGAATAGTTAAACAATTTAGTCGAAATCATCCGCAACTTGATTCCGACACAAATATACTGAAAGATAACAGTAAAACCCAAAAAAGATGAGCACAAAAGAAAGATTTGTTGAATATTTAAAAATCAAAGGGATTGGACAAACCGCTTTTGAAGAATCAGCTGGTTTATCTCGTGGAGCTATTGCCAAAAAAACGGGCTTTAATGCAGATTCAATAGAAAAGATAGCGTCTGCTTGCCCTGACCTTAATATAAATTGGTTAATAACTGGAATTGGCAACATGACAATTAATACCAATTCGTCAATCACTGAAACTCCAACCACGAATAAAGATATTAAAATACTTGATATACGTGTATGCGCAGGACATGGAATTGGATTTGACGGAAATGAAAACAAGGTTATTGGATATGTGAATATACCAGAATTTACTGGATGCTATGGAATAACCGTATATGGTGATTCTATGTACGATATGTATATGTCGGGAGATACAATCTTTGTCCGTGAAATAAAAGACAAACGAAACATAGACAATGGACAGCCGTATGTAATTATAACAAAAGAAGACAGACTTCTTAAAATGATTCATATCGACTACGAGCGAAAAAAAACAATATTGTCTTCCTACAACAATATAGCTAATCCGGATGGGAAAAGAAAATATCCCGATATGGAAATTGACATAGATAATGATGTAATTCATTTATACAAGGTTGTCGGGAAACTGGCAAGAACGCAAATGTAATTCATTAGTAATGCTATGAGCTTCAATTAATACACATGGAGTCTATATAACAATAAAATATTATGGAAGATATAAATTCAGAACTCAATGAACAAAAAAGAAAAGTAGATTTTAATTCTTACGATATGAGTGTAAAGGAATTAATATCTATGGTAAATGATGGACTTATTGACATAGCTCCTGAATACCAAAGACAATTCAGATGGGACGCACTTAGACAATCAACTCTTATTGAGTCTATTTTTTTGGGTATTCCAGTACCTTCATTGTTCATGGCAACCAATCCAGACGGTACATGGGAAGTGATAGATGGTGTACAAAGACTTAGTTCCATCATTAATTTTGCAGCAGAAAAAGATTCTTCAGCAAGGAAAAAAATTAAAAAAGAAATTCCATTACAACTTTGCGGACTGAAGAAAATGAAGTCTTTTAATGAAAAGGATTTTAAATGCTTGCCACGTTCATTACAAATTGACTTTTTACTAAAGCCGTTAAAGATAACAACATTAAGTGATAAAAGTGACAAATCCATAAGGTTTGACCTATTTGAAAGATTAAACACTGGAGGCATAAAATTATCAGACCAAGAGATTAGAAGCTGTATTTTCAGAGGTCAATTTAATGATTTTATAAAAAGACTATCATTAAACAATAATTTTAGAAGAGTTGTAAAACTCTCCAAAAATTCAGAGAATGACGGAACTAGAGAGGAATTAGTTCTGCGCTTTTTTGCAACTTTAAATAATAAAAACAACTTTGACCATAGCGTTGTTGACTTTTTGAATGACTATATGAATGATTCTTGTAAAAATTTTGATTACGAAACAAATGAACGTATATTTAATAAAGTGTTTACTCAACTATCTAACCTAACCCATGGCATGGTAAAAAGCAAAACAAGCACCATTACTTCAGTCGTTCTTTTTGAAGCCGTTTCTGTTGGTGCCGCTGAAGTCCTACAGGAAAAAGAATCTATTAACATTTCCTCTTTTTATGATTGGGTAACTGATAAAGATTTTAATAAATTAATCACTGGAGCTACAAATTCAAAACCCAAACTCTTTGCAAGAATAGAATTCTGTAGAAGCAAATTTTCAAAATAATGTTCGAAGATGTAAATGCTGAAGTCAATAGACGATTAAAGGAGGTAAAATCATTTTATTCCCTAATAAAAGACAACGCTGAAACTGAAGTTCTCGACATGAGAGTGTTCAAAGGTACATATTTTGTAATACTGTATGGCGTTTTAGAATATACAATAACTGCTTCGGTTCAAAAATGTTTATCTATTATTAATCAAAAGAAGTATGATATAATAGATCTTAAACCGACATTGTACTCAATGGTTTTCAATGATGAATGTAATGCTATGATAGAAGCAAGAGACAAAAAATGGATGAAAAGACATGATTTATTTTCCAAAATAAATTGCAGTCAAGTTTGTCATATAGAAGACAACCTATTTCCTGCAGGTTCAGGAAATATAAAATACCAACAAATAGAATCTATATGGAACATTTTTGGAATTTCCGCTCCTGTAGTAAATGAAGACAAAATGAAAGGGCGTTTATCAACATTGGCGAATCATAGAAATGCAATAGCTCATGGACGGGAATTAGCTTCAGTTATAGGAGGAAGATACACTATAAGCGAAATAGAAAATATATATAATGATATTAGCACATACTGTAGTTATATAACTTCAGTATTTGAAGAATACATTAATAATGAGGACTGTTTAATACACTAAAATTATTAAAACAAATTTCTTCAACTGAAGTAACCTCAAGAATCCAAACACTTTCATTGGCTTAAAGAACAAAACTAAATATCTAAGATTATGAAAAAGATTTTATTTTTTACTATTGCAATGCTATTGTTTAGTGGGTGCAACATAAAAAATCAAAGACAGAAAAATCAAGGGCGTCAAGATAGTATTGTAATGGTAGAGATACGAAAACAAGAAGTCAAGGATTCTCTGGAGCGAACAAGAATAGATTCCTTGGCATTGATAGCTTGGGGTGATGCTAAATTCGGGATGTCGCAAAAAGAAGTATTATCAACTAATACCTTTAAGGAGTCTTCTGTATATTCCAAAGAAACCATATCAATGAAGTTTGAAAACATGAACATTGCTAATAATAAAATGACAATATGTAATTTCTATGCAGAATTTGAAATGGACGAACTATATCGTATAGATATTAAAACATGCCCGGAAACAGCAAATTACATTGACGACTTGGAAATAGATGTCATGCGAATATCTCATCAATTTGAAAAGAGATATGGGAAACCAGCATATTCTTTCGGTAAAGAAATCAGTCTGTCTGATTTCAATGAAGGGGACGAATTTATGTATGAGAGATGGGAAATAGGAGACAAGTCTATTTATATCCAATTTGGAGAAGTATATAGTGGAAGCGAATATTACTACAGAATAGCAATAGTTAATTCAAAGTTCCCCACTAAAAAAAATACAGAAGAAGCTAAAAAGATACAGGAACGAGAACTAAAACAGAAAGAACAAGAAAAATACCAATTCTAAAATTATGATTGACTTTCTAACCATCATACTCCTAATATTCGGAGTATTACAAATTATTCTCTTCTTCAAAGTATGGGGAATGACAAACGACATCAAAGATATAAGGAACAAGTATCTCAAAGACGAGGATGAGAAACAAAGAAAAAACACAGAGCATGACGCTATAACCAAAATAAGTGGCGGTTCTAAACCAACGATATAAGCCGGGCATCATTCCCCGGCTTTTTCTTTTCCAAACAGATAGTCAATCACTCTCCTATTGGCATCATCCACCTTCTTCTGATCGAATTTGATATAGATACTAGTAACATCAGAACCAATCTCATGTCCTAAACCGGCAGATATAGTTTCTTTAGGTATATCAAGTTCCGCTGCCAATGTAGCCCATGAATGCCTTGCCCAATATGTGGACAATTTTGGGAAAAGAGGATTTCTGATCTTTTTCCCCCTTTTCAAAATAGAGACCTCACCTATTTGTTTCAATGCTCTGTCAATGCTAGTAGTAAAACTAGTATAATTACTACGGTTATCCATAATATTAAGCAAGTATCTATCACCTTTATATTTATCCAGTATAGATTGTGCCTCTGGCTCCACTTTTATAGAAAACAATTTTCCTGTTTTGTGCCTGTAATATTCAATACGCCCATTCATCAGATTATCTTTAGTGAGAAAAAGCAAATCCTCAAGGTTGATGCCTATTAAGTAAAATATAAGCATAAAGATATCACGGTAAAACTCCAAATATTCTTCACATGGATAATTTTTCAACAATTTCAATTCATCAATCGTCAAACTCCGCTTCCTCGTTTGTTCCCTCTTGATTTTAAACTTCCTGAATGGATAAAGAGTTGTCACTTCTTCATCAATAGCATAATTAAAGACAGCCCTGATGTTTTTTAAATGTGTGCCTATATAATTAGTCATATATCCTTTATCCACCAAGAACTGGTTAAAGGATGTCAGCCACTTTCGGTCTATTGTCTCAAAGGTAGGAGCGTCATCAAATTCAACTATCAGTTTCCGTGTATTTATATAATTATCCTTAGTGCTCTTCTTATCCTTCAACGAGATATATTCGTCATAATAACGTAAAAAGTCACATGAAGTAACAGGCTTTAATGAAATAATATTAGAAAGGTGTTCTTTAAGCTGCTTGTCGGACATACCTTTCAGTTTACCCCCCAGCAACAGCAATTCTGATTCTAGGAGATTATATTTGCTACGGAGTGCCATATTCTTCACTTTATAGTTGGGTTCTTTTTTCCCATACTCACCATTATCCCATGTATTAACATTTGAATACATTCCTGACGATATAAAAAAAGCCTTATTATGATATATTCTGAACTTAACAGGATATACATCAGACGAGTTTTTCTTCCTCGTATCCAAGTAAATTGATAATACTGCCAT